GTTGGAACGACCGGCAGCCAAGCAGGCACCGCCTTAAGAAGCGCGATGGTACGCATTATCGCGCCGACGACCAAGGCTGAGGATGCCATGGAGCTATTAGGGGCTGACGCGGATGAGCTGGCAGAGGTACTGGCGAACGTCAGCGTAACCAAGGCAACGGAGATGCTAAAGGGACTGGGGTTCTCTGCCTATGACGCCCAAGGAAATCTGAAACCGATTATTGACATCTTTGCCGACCTTGACACAGCATTGACCGGCTTGGATGAAGCCTCGCAAAATGAGATTCTGGCGGCGATCTTCCCAACAAGAACCATAGCGCAGGCTAAAGCTTTCCTCGCCGCCATTCAAAATGGCAAAATGGCCGAGCTGTTTACGGCCATTGGCGACAGCGAGGGGTACGCCGCCAAGGGCGCTGAGATTATGAACAGCGGCTTGACGGGCGCGACTGAAATGCTCAATTCCAAATGGGAGGAATTTCAGCGCAGCGTAGGCGAGCTGTCTGCGCCAGCCATTGAGAATGCCGCGGGTTGGTTAGGTGACATCGTTGATGGCATCAACAGCATGGACGAAGCACAGCTTTCAGCTCTTGTGGGCGGAATAACCACCATTGCAGCGGCAGGCCCTACGCTGATGATAGCCGGAGGCGCAATCCGAATGTTCACAGCACTGGGGCCTGCTGGTACAGCGGCCCTGGCTGTTGCTGTGGGCCTTGGTGCGGTTATCAGCTATGGTAAAAAGCTGAATGAGATCAACTTCAAGGATAACTTTGGCGCCATGGCCCTCGATCTGGATACCCTGGGCGCGCACGTTGACAGCCTCGAAACCAAATTTGACGCCCAGCAAACCTCCATTTCCGAGTGGGAAGCGGCGTTGGCGACGGCGCAGGAAACCTACGCCACCAAGAGCAGCGAGCTTTCAGAACTGCTGCTCACGGACGTGCTGACCGGGAAAACGCTGACACAGGCAGACAAGGATGCAATTTACGGCTATGCAAACGATCTGTACCAGGCCGTGTGGGAGGGTCTGGAAAACGCGGAAGCCAGCGATATGACCTTTCTGCAAGCGCTGTTTGGGGACAGGGCAGGCGGCGCGGAAGAAGAAGCCGTTTACAACACAGCGGCAGACGTTGTGAATGGCTATTATGGAGGACTATACGCAGAGGCTGAACAGATCGGGCAGAAACTGCGTGACAGCATGACCAAAGCGCTCCAAGATGGCGAGTTAGACGAAGCAGAACGCCAGGCCATTCAGAGTAGTGTTGACAGGTTAAACCAGATTCAGGCGCAGATCGCCAGCACATTGGATGCGGAGGCATATTACGAGCAGCTCTACAAGGCGCAAAGCGTGAGCTGGGACAGCGTTTCCGAGTACATGGAGGAAAACGCAGCCAAGCAAGAAAGCGACCTTGCTAAACTTGAAGAATCTTACGGATCGTTATGGGCGCGTTACAAATTAGCTTATGAGGAAGCTGTTAAGAACGGTACAGAATTTACCGACCTGAATGGTGAGAAATATATCCTCACAGGGAATGAAACCGAGGATGATCCGCATAGCTGGGCGGCATTTGAGCGGGAGTTCAACAGGGAAAAAGAAGAAGCGCGGCAGGCTGTCATTGATAAATACGGCCAGTTAGACGCAGCGGCCTTTGACGCACTGATGAACGACAGCGAGTTTTCTACCGGCTGGAACTACTTGAAATGGATGCAGCAAAACGACGTGAGCCTATACGATGAGAATGGCGATCTGAATTGGCGCGAAATGGGACTTACGCCGGAACTTGCCAAGACGCTTGGTGATCAACTGGACGGTCTTGCAAACCTCGACAGTTCCTGGGGCGATCTCGGAAGAGGAAAGCTAACCGAGGTATTAAAACCATTCGCGGATAACCCCACCATTGCGTCCTACATCAAAATGCTTGAAAAGAGCCGTGGTATCGGGTTGAACATCGACGACTACAGAGACAGGTACGAAAATTATCAGTTTCAAAACCTTGATCCGTACAACGAGTTCAGCACCGAAGAACAGCGCAGAGTGCGCGATGAAAGGGAGGCATTACAGAGCGAATTAAACGCGCTCTATGAACGCCGAGATAGGATCAACACGGAGATCGGAGCAGCCGAAGATCGGATTGCCGGTAAGAACAGACCGTTGTACTACGGTCTCGTCAGTGGTGAACAAACTGACTGGACTTCGCTATATGGCAATGTATTGGGTGGAAATCTGACCGATCAAAAGCAGCAGGTTGAGCTGGACATCGCAGAAGCAGAGGCGGAACTTGCTAAACTGGAAGAAGAAGCCGAAGCCATGAATCCGAGCCTGACGGTGACTGCGGAAGTGGATTCGTCCGCGGTGGACAATTACAGCCCCGGAAGCAAATCCATGAAGGTTATCCCATTCGTGGTGGGACAGGCTTATGCTGAGGGCGGCCGGGCAACGGAGCCGTCGCTATTTGGCGAAGCTGGGCCTGAATGGGCGATCCCGGAAGAACATACGCAGCGGACGGCAGACCTGTTGAATGCCGCCCGCGAAGCCAGCGGATTTACATGGGGCGACTTAATTTCACGCTATGGCGGATTGAACGCAAACCCGCGCAACCAGAGCGTTGTGATCACCTACTCCCCTACCATCAATGCCCAGAACGCCGATGGCGTGGAAAGAGTGCTGGCGGAGGATAAGGCACGGCTTTTGAAGCTGGTAAAGGATATGCTGGCAGAACAGCGGATGCGGGATGAATTGGAGGTGTACGCATGACGCTGAGCGGATACGCCTATACATGTTCGGGTGGCGAGACGTTTGACAGTATCGCTTTGAGCTTATATGAGGATGAAAAGTACGCAAGCGAGCTGATGTGCGCAAACCCTGAATATTGCATGGTGGCAGTTTTCAAGGGTGGAGAGCAGTTATATCTACCTGTTATAGAGGTGCCGGAAAGCAGCGAGGATGAAATGGCGACAGAACCGGAAAAAGCGCCGTGGAAGGAGTGAAACGCAATGGCTGAACTGGTGAAGTGGAGCGGGCGCGGCGGCATTGCTTTTTTTATACGAAGCAACAGCGTTCGCGGCGTTCGCGACTTGAATATCAGCGTTTCCGCGGAAACTGATTCAAGCACCGGCGACGGCGAAACGTACACAACGCGGAAGAACAGCGGTGGTTATCAGATCGGCATGACCGCCATTCTGAATGAGATGCTTGATGATGGCATACAAAGCACCGCCTTGAACATCACAGAGGCAGCGCGGTGCGCTGACACCGGATACTTCTATACGGGTGGAGCCAAATTGTTCCCGGCCAAATTCATGATGACGGACGCGAAAATAACGAATATCAGCATGAACCCGGCAGGAGCATGGATTAGCTGCGAAGTGCAAATGACATTGAAACAATGCAGCAAGTTCGATGGCAGCACGGCGAGTGCGCCAAGCGGCGGTGGTGGTGTAAGCAAAACTTCCTCGTCCAGCAAGACCTCAGCCAAAAAGGCTTCATCCAAAAATTCTTCTTTGAAGACCATAAAAAGCAGTGCAACAGCCATTGGTAACACAGTAAAATCTGTAGTAAAGGGCGTGACCAATTTTCTTTCAGCAGCACAAAAGCAAAGCGCAAAAGTGCTCAAGGATTCAAAAACAAAGAAGACTGGCGGCGGAACAACCTCAAAAGGCGGCAGCAGTTTGAACAAAAAAGTACGGATTTGCGTGAAGTAGGTGTGATGCATGGCGCAGTATGAGATTAGTAATGCGTATAGCGAGATAGATTTCGAATGCAACAATGACATTGAAAAGCGCACGCTCCAAAACGCTAAGAATTTACTTATGTGCAGGATGGGAGAAGTTCCTTACGACCGTCAGCGAGGCATAGACCCGTCGCTACTGGATTTGCCGATTGATGAATTGCAGGGCTTACTTCTACCAGAGCTTGACAGAGTAATGCTATGGGAGCCGGATGTGGAAGTAGTGAGCGGTAAGGCGGAACGATTGCATGATGGAAGCGTGCTGATCCGCTGCGTGATTGAAACGACTTTCGACTGAGGAGGGAGAAGGCTGTATGGAGGACAACGAACTGCACTACCTGACTTATGCTCCTGATGAAATATTATCGGACATGATGGTGGCCTACATAGAAGCTGGCGGCGATACATTATACGCTGGCGACGAAAAGGAAATGCTTCTGCAAGCAGTGCTGGCGATACTGATGCGGGCTTTTGCCGGAGTTGACAACGCGCTGAGAATGGCGACGCTCCGCTATGCAGTGCGCGACTATCTGGAACTATATGGTGAAAACAGGAATTGCCCCATTATTCCCGCGAAAGCGGCGCGGGCCGTCGTGAAAATTGAGTTTGCGGCAACAGGCGTAGCTACAGTAATTCCAAGGGGAACGGTGGTGACGGAAGATGGGCGGGTTTTGTATGGCCTGACAGAAGATCTGACCATTGGCGGATATGCGCAAACCTTAAGCGTAGATGTAGAGTGCACGCAGGCTGGCAGCGTTGGTAACGGACTTGCCGAGGGCGCACAAATGCAATTCCTTATTCCTGTGGAAGGAGTAATCAGTGTATGTTGCACGTCAGGCGCGACAGGCGGCCAAGACAAGGAGGATCAGGAGGCTTACCGTGAGCGCATTCGCACCTATGGAATGACGAGCATCACAACCGGCCCGTCACAGCAATACGAGGCCATGGCAAAAGCAACAAGCAGCGAGGTGGTAGACGCTAAAGCGCTGAACATTGGTGCGGGCAAGGTTGGCGTTTACATCATCCCTAAGAGCGGGGTGGGAATAGACGCGCTGATTGAGGCTGTACGTCAGGCGCTTTCTTCCGAAGACAAGAGGCCGACGACCGACGAAGTGAGCGTTATGGAGGCGATTGCCGTACCCTACACATTGAATGTGCGCTATGCCTGCGACGGATCGAGCCAGGTGAAGACATCCATTGCCGACGCCGTGAAGGAATACAGGCTTTGGCAGGATAACACCATTGGGCGGCCTTTCAACCCGGAGAAACTGAGCGCCATGCTCTATCAGGCAGGGGCTACGCGCGTTGTTTGGGCAGAGGGAAGCGAGTTTTGCGGCGGACGTGTAGAATACACGAAGGTTAAGGAAAGCGAATACTGCAAGGGTAAGATCGCAATGGAGATGATGGGCACATGATGGATTTCAGCATATGGGATTTTGTGCCGCGATTCATCGCGAACGACAAGAACGGGCGGGCGATGTCAAAGGCCATTGAAGCCGCGCTGAAGGACTTTTTACGAATCGTGCAGAAAGGTCTGGACACCTGGGGCAATGTGGACAAAATGCCCGAATGGCGATTGGATGAAATGGCGTGGGAAATGAATTGCCTGTACGATCCCAACGCCGACATTGCCCAAAAGCGAAGTTGGATACGGAATGCCATTCCGCTGTACAGAATATGGGGTACGCCTGCCGCC